ATAAGAACTCAACTACTGTATTCACACCGGCAGAAGTAAAGGATAGTGATCTATATCACCGCGAGAAGTTTCAAGTACTGGAAAGATATTATAAGATAAAGGTTGATTATTACCGTGTTATTGATATGCAGTCTGGTGAAGAGGTTATTTTTGATGAGGAAGAATACATACAATTTGTTGAAGATAACCGAGAACGCGTAGAATCAAGTCAGTATGAAGTAATACCGGTACAGCAGTCAAGAATTAAAGTGTGTGCTACTATGGGGCAAATTGTTTTATATGAGGCGGTACTACATACTGATATTTATCCAATCATTCCATTGCCCAACATCTGGACAGAAACACCCTATCCTAAATCAGATGTTTCGCGGGCGCGGCCAATGCAAAGACTATTGAATAAACTATGGTCGTTAGCATTGTCCCATGCGCAGGCATCAGCTGGTTTAAAGTTGTTAGTACCGTTAGGTAGTGTAGAAGACATTGGACAGCTGGAACAGGATTGGGCTAATCCTAATGCTGTTATTGAAATTGATAGTTCACAGGGTGAACCACATTATCCTGCACCGCAGGCACTGGCTTCAGAGTTTTATAAACTTATCCAGCAGTGTGAGCATTACATTGATTTTACTTTTGGTCTGCCAGAGATGATGCATGGGTTTTCTGATAAGGCGCCTGAGACGGTTCGCGGAACAGAACGAATGATTGCACTTGGTACGGAAAGACCAAAGTCAAAACTAAGGGATATTGAGTTTAGTATTAATCGTCTTGGCAAGGTGTTGTACAACTTTTGCAAGGGACATTATACATATAAAAAGATTTTTAGGCTGGTACAGGCCAACAATGATTTAACAGAAGCAATGGCAAATTTCTATGATGATACGACAAATGCTGTTTTAGATATGAAGAAAGATAAACATAATCTTTCACAGCATGATGTTCGCATAGAACCCGGCTCAAGCTTGCCGACTAGCAAATGGGCCGAGCTTTCTGTTTATCTGGAAGCATTTCAGCTTGGTATTGTAGATAAATATGAAGTATTGAAGAAAAATCCAGAAATATTTGATAAAGAAGGTATCCTCCGTAGAACTGAAGAACGTCAGCAGTTAATGCAACAGGTTCAGGCTATGGAAGAACAGATAAAGAATTTGGAGGGTGACCTCCAAACTGCCCAGAGGGAGTCTGTGCATGATAGAAAACGCGTCGAGGTTGAGAAATTTAAATCTCGATTGTCGGAAATTGCATCAGACGCCAAAGCTGATAGAAGGGTTCAATTAAATAAACTACAAAGCGAGGTGAAGCTCGAAGCGGAGAAATTGGTTGGTTCCATGCCGGAACCCGGTTCTACTCCAAAAGCTTAGAGACATCTAGAAAAGGAGTCGTAATGGACACTACACAGACAGAGGCCACTACCGAATTCGTCAGTGGTGAAGAAGAACAAACTGATGTTATAGATCAGGTTGTAAATGAAGCAGATGGTGAAGCTATGCAGGCTGAAGAGGCTGTTGAGCAAGAAATAGATTGGCAAGGTGAGGCTAAAAAGTTTCAATCAATGTATGATCGAACTTATGCTGAGAACGGTAAGCTTAAACAGCTTGAACCGTTAGGGCAATTACTGGAATCTCGCCCAGACCTAGTTGATTTATTACAGAACAACATCAACGGATCGCAAGCAAAAGATCAACCATCTGAACCAGCACTGCCGGAAGAGGATTTTAACCCTTGGGAAGCCTACTACAAGCCGGGTTCACAATCATATGAATTTCGTAAGAAACAAGAATTAGACCTTACGAATCAAGTTGTGGGTCAGGCATTGCAAAGGCAGGAGCGTCAAATGGCGGAAAAAATGACCTACAACAACACGGTTAATGAATTACGTAATACATACAAATTCTCAGATGATGATGTAAATAATTTTATGCAGTTTGTTACACAACCGAAGGAACAGGTAGGTTTGCCTAATCTTGTAAAGCTATACCGTGACGTCAATAAAGGCGGCATGGTAAGTGATACAGCACAGGCAGTAACCGCCGCTAGAAATGCTCCGCGTAGCCCCGGCGCCATACAAGGTGCACCGCCCCAGACAAAATCAGATGATGATAAGGTCTGGGAAAGTGTAATGGGTGTGGGGGATAAAACGGTATTTTGATAACAAATAACTCACGGAGATAGAAATGGCTATTACTAGCGGAACTCTAAAGAGTAGTGCGATTACCGCGGCCGCAACGTCTGCTGATGTGGGGCAAGCCCCAGATCAACGACGGTTGTATGACTTTGGTGATCGTGTTGCTGAATTATCTCCAGAAGAGTCACCGTTCTTTGTATATCTAAATAAAGTAGCGAAAGCACCAACGAATGATCCTGTATTCCGGTTTCTGGAAAACAGGTCGCGGATTGATTGGACAAGTAGGACATTCCTATTATCTGCCAATGTTAATGGCGGTTCAGCTGTAAGTGCTGGTAGTTCTTACCAGTTTACGGTTGATACCCCTAATGATGGTAGTGGTTCGGTTGATTATCTTGTAAAAGGTATGGTGTTTGCTGTGCAGACCCTTGATTCTACAGCAGGTGTTTCATACGCCTCTGTCAGGATTGATTCTGCTCCGGCTGATCAGGGAAGTGAAACGGTCTTTACTGGCCGAGTTATAGCTCTCCCTAATTCCAGTTTTGGTTCTGGTTACAATATTATGTCAGACAATGACAAATGTCAGGTTGTTGGTACTTCTTTTGAAGAAGGTACTGGTTCACCTGATGTCTGGTCAGATAGTCTTGATGATGATTTTGGTTATACCCAGATTTTCAAAACAGCGGCTGAGTTGACAAACACAGCTATTGCTACCAATTACAGAGGATATGCCAATGAATGGCAACGAGTCTGGAATCAAAAACTGAGAGAACATAAGGTTGACATTGAAAGAGCAATGTTATTTGGACAAAGAGCACGTATCAGTGGAATTCAATATTCTGAAGGTATCGTCGGTCATATTACGGCCAACGCGGCACCGAAAGCTGACAATAGTGCACTGTCTTATTCTTCTGGTTCACCCTATAGCAGGACTGTTGCTTCCGCAGAGTTCACTTATGATTTATTTCTAAGTGACATGGAAGTTCTAATGGATCCGGCACGTGGCGGCGAATCTCAGAAGCTTGCTCTGGCAGGTTTACCTGTGATCACTCTGTTTAACAAAATGGGATCAGGTGGATTCCTTGATGGATCACTTCAATTATCAACTGATGCTGGAGCATATAAGCTCGGTATCAGTCATGAAAAAGTCAGCGGTTCTTTTGGACATAGTATCATGAAAGTTGATACTGTTCATGGATCAATTGGCGTTGTTAAAGAGCCTCTATTTAGAGGACTTGCTAACAGTTTCATGTGCTTAGTTGATATGAGCAAGGTTTCTTACAGACCTCTGGTTGGTAATGGGCTTAATCGTGATACTCACATTATTTCAAACGTACAGCAAGCTGATGAAGATTTGCGTAAAGATATGATCTTGACCGAAGCCGGTCTTGAGATTACTCTACCAGAATCTCATATGTTGTATAATTTTGAAGCAATTAGTTAAGGGAGTTAACGATGAGAGCTGATTATTTAAACGAAAATAGTGGTTCTTCTTTTGCACATAAGAAGAAGGTTGAATTTCTAAGTGCTGATCGAACACTTGATGAAGATGATAGTGGAAAAGTATATATGTTGGATGCTACGGATGGAACTGTAGCTATAACATTGCCTACAGCTTCTACCGGTCAAGATGGCACATATTACAAATTCATTGTCTGGGAGGAAACTCCGAGCAACGCAATTACGATTGCGGCAGGCAGTGCTATTGTAAGTCTGGTTATGAAAGACGCAGGCGGAGATGCCTCGAATTCAACTGCTGGAACTCAGGTTTCAAATATTGTTATTGGTACAAGCGCCGAGCGTGGCGATTATATCAATATGGTATTCTGGAGCGGTGAGTGGGTAGCAGATTGTATGTCGAGCATCAATAACGCTGTGACCACATCCTAATCCGAATAAATAAGGATTAACAGTTTTTGAGGACTGTGGGGTAGATCAATAAAAGGTCTACCCCGAACCTCATAAAGTTTTTTAACAGTTAACAAGCCCATTCATGGACAGCCAGTCCTTAGGGCAGGAGGATAATATGGCACGTGGTATAAAAGCTTTAAGTAACTATACAGTTGCAGAGGCGCAAAATGCGAAGCTTGGACAAGCTGGAGCAGTTATAATAGATGGCACTGATGAGATAACAGGCCCATTTGTGGCAATAACAGCTTTAGAAAATGCAGTAGTAGATACATCAGAATGTGATGTATCGTGGTTGTCTGGTACGGTACCGGCAACATTTAAAATAGGATTAGGGGCAACAATATATGGGTATTTTGCTTCTATCGAATTAGATAGTGGTTCAGTAATAGCATACTATGGCTAATAGTTGTGTTCACTGTTCTAATCCAAATCCTGAGAATTGGTTCTATTGCAGACTTTGCGGTAAACATGCTTCTAATGAAAAGTTTTCTAAGAATATGTGGATGAGAACTGAAAGAGGTAAAAGAACGGATATGGAATTTCGCAATATAACTATGGATGAACATATCAAAGAAGTGGAGGATAGTAGAAATGCCAAAGGGTAAAGGAACATATGGTTCTAAACGCGGGAGACCGCCTAAGAAGAAAAAGAAGTATAGTAAGAAGAGGAAGAGATAATGGCCGGCACTTTAAAAGTTAAGATAGAAGAAGAGATTATTTTAAATAATCAGAATTATGGTTCTAAAAGAACATTATCTATTGCCAGTGTAACTGAAATATATAAAAGAGTTGTAAATGTTCCAGCGAGTGGCGACACAACTATTGCCACCTTTGCGGCGGCAGTAAGTACTTCCGATGGAGCGTTTGATGTAAATGATGTACGCTATATACGATTAACAAATTTAGATAGTTCTAATAGTGTTAATGTTGCGATGGTAGGTGCAAGTGATAATGCACAGTTTGTAGTACCGGCGGGTGGTAGTTTAATGTTTGGTACTCCAGATGATTTTATGCTTGGTGAGGCAGATACTTCACCAGCTTTTTCAAGTTTTGAAGACTTAGCCAGTATCATAGTTGATTCTGGAACAAATGCAGTAGACGTTGAATTGTTTATCGCGAGTGTCTAATGGCTACTTTTAAAGTACAGATTGAAGATATGGTTGGTGCTGTCGGTGATGATACTGCATTAACCAGTTGGCTGACAGACGGGGCTAAAGAAATAATAAACTTTATGCCGGAACCGGAATTAAGTCTGGTATCGGCCCAGCAGACGTTTACATCTGCGGCAGTAGGAAGTGAAGCAGAAACATTAAATACAGGAAAGATTTCACATGTATTCAGGAATGATGGTGATATTGACCAGCCTTGCCGACCAATACAGGCTTTATTTAAAGGTCGCGCTTCTGACCCATATGATATGCAATATGCATCTGTTACCGATCCTGTGTTTTATATTGAAAATAACAAATTAAACGCATTGCCAGATGGCGGATCATGTAAGTATTCAGAAGTACAGTATCCGGCGGTAGCTAATGGTGATAGTGCCATAAGTGTATTCCCAGATGAATACGAATATCTGGTTGTTTTATATGCGTCTGTAAAAGGTTTACAGCGTCGAATGAATGACAAGCTTGCTGACTCTGATATTACAACCGCCCTAACTGCTGTTAATACTGAACTTGACGAGCTTCAGTCAATTGCAGACAATGTTCATACTGAAATAGCTTTGGCTAATACAAATATAGATAGTGCCGTTACAGAGGTTGGTCTTTCTAAGACTGAAGTGGCTGAAGCCGCGACCCTCGTTGACTCAAATATTGATACGGCAACAGCGGCTATAGCTACAGCGGCAGGAAGAATAAATTCTGCCGTAGCTCTTGCTAACGGACAATTTGATGCGGCAGTTCTAGAGTCTGCTCAGGCCGAGTCTGAGGTAGATGACTCTAAGATTGATACTGCATTAGATTTAATTAATGCACAATCAGATAGCGCTGTTTCTGCAATATCAAGTGTTAATACAGCTTTAGGTAACGCTAATACCAGAATAGCTACGGCTAAGTCTGAGATAGATATAGCGAAAACAGAGGCGGCAGAGATAGCTACACAGACAGATAATAGTGGTGATTTTGAAACAGCATTAGATGCTATTAATACAGAATTGGATAAAGTTGACGAGGTAATTGTAGAAGCTAGTACTGAGTTTGATAAGGCTGACAATGTAATCGTTGAAGGAAGTGTAGAGGTTGACAAATCTACTGCATTATTAGATTTAGGTGAAACTGACTCTGAGGGCGCTGTTAATACAGCGGCGGCTAAGATAATAACAGAGTTGGATGAAACTCAAGCTGTGTGTGATAAGATAGATGCTGACTTGGTTCTTGCAAAGGCGGAGGTTGTTCTTGCTAAAGCAGAAGCGGCTGAACTTGCAACACAAACAGACGGTAGTAGTACTTTTAATACTGCTTTGGCCGCTATAGCTACTGAATTAAATAAAGTTGATAATATTATAGATTTAGCAAATGATGAGTTTGATGAGGTTGCTGTTGAAGTTAGCGCTACAGCTACATCACCTATATCAGCGGCTAGAACAGCGGTACCGTCTATTATTAGTGTTGGTGATTTAAATATTAATGCTGTTTTACCTGTGGCCCCATCGGCACCAAGTTTTGATGCTGGAGCTATATCTATTAGTGCATCTGCCTCATCTTATTCAAAACCAACATTAACGTCGAGGGTTGCTTTTGATAGTTATTGGACGGTTGGAGACTTTGGAGACAGTGATCCGGGGGCGCTTACAATTACCGCTACCGCACCATCACCCCCATCGGCACCGAGCTTTTCTACGCCCGCGATAAGCGCTATTACAGTTTCAGATACAACAGTTGGTACTATGCCTACTGTTAGTTCTACAACTCTTTTAAATTTAGGAACTGCACCATCGTATACGACACCAACAACTACCATTAGTGATGTTGCTTGGGCGACAGAATATCCAAGTCAGGCATCGGCCATAACAACTGCTTTTGCCGCATTATTGGCATCTGTAGCAAACGCTGAGGATGAAATAGAAGACGCCAATAAGATGACAGCTAATATTGTTTTAGGAGTAGCTGAAGTAGCAGAATCTGTTGCCGACACAGACACGTCTTCATCTGAAATAAAGACTGCGGCTGATGCAATAGCAACCGCATTATCTAAGTTTAGGGCAGATGGTGCTGATCCGGCATTACTTGGAGATGAGACTTCTTATACAACTGGTGAGGGCATGACTAGAGTAAAAGCCGCACTGGACGATGCGGAGGATGTAATTAACTCTGATGAGCCGTCTGCTACTACTGATGCTTATGGTGCTCAGGCCAATGAAGATATTGAATTGGTAAGTTCTGCTTTAAGCATAGCACAAACAGAGATATCTAGAGCAAAAGCCCATATTGAAGAGTGGAGTGCGTTAGTACAAACATTGAGCGCTGAAGCTCAGGGGTTTTCTAATGAGGTTCAGGCAAGGGGAGTGTGGACATCTGCAAAAGCACAGGTTTGGAATGGATACTTTGAATCGGCTAAGACTTACGCGCAAGCCGCTCAAACTTATTTATCGTCAGCTCAGGGTTATGGAAATGAAGTACAGGTTAGGTTGGCCCCAACATCTTCTAAGGTGTCTGAATATCAAGCTCAGGTTCAAGATGCTTTAAATACATTTAATAAAGAAAACGCTTCTTATCAAGCTAAACTACAAGAGGGTGTACAGCAGGCTCAAATAAACGCGCAAAAGGCACAGCAACAGGCCAGCATAGATGAGAAGAAGGTTACACAACAGGCGCAGATATCATCACAGACAAAACAGACTCAGGCTCAGCTTGATGCGCAG